GCTCATACTGGCGGATTGATCACTAATCGAGGAATACAACGCTTCGCAAATGGCGGTGTGGTCCAAGGTCAAGATAACGTACCTATCATGGCGCAAGCAGGAGAATTTGTAATGCGCAGGGAAGCGGTACAGAATATTGGCGTACAGAATCTTGCGCAGATGAATCGTACTGGCGATGCAGGTGGTGTAACGGTTAATATATCAGCACCACTAGTAGATGAAACAGTGATAGACCATATCATTCCTGCTATTAATAAGGCTACAAATCGGAATCTTGCGTGAGTCTTACCTTACCAGCAGTATATAGCGCAGCAGCGAAAGCAAGTAACATTGTTGAAAATTGGATAATTCAATTATACTATGGAGATGAAAGTAACTTTACTCCCATTGCATTAAGTGACACTACTGTAGGAAATGTATTTTATCATGGTGTTGTAACTAATAGTAATTTAACAATAAGAAGCTCGATCAATTTAGCTAATAGCACTGCTAAAACAGGTAATATTTCTATAACGTTAGCAAATTTTCAATATAAAGGTGATGACTTTTCTGCTGAAATTTTTAGTGGCTCTAATAACTATTTAAATCGTACTGTGAAAATATATAGCCAATTGAATGGAGACAGTACGCTGTCAAATTGCTTGCAGATATATAATGGTAGATTAGTTGATATATCTCATAATAATGATCAAATAAATTTAATGATTGTAGAGAGATCACCTTGGGATAATATAGAAATACCACAAACTAAGGCATCTGATACTAATAAATACTTTCCAGTATCTTATGGTAACTATACTGCTAATAGCACTTCACAGGATTATAGAGCTAATATGACTGTATTTCCTATACCTGTGAATGAAATACGTGGTGATGAGGTGTTCGCGTTAACTGGTATACATAGTATTTCTAGCACTGCATATCCTCATTATTATGACCGCAACTTAGATAGGTTTTTACCAGTATACGTAGATGATTTCTCAAGTTTTGATACCGCTAATGAAAGTTATAAAAACGGTTTTGCAGTACGAGCTTATCACAAAATGCCAAAAAAATTCAAGATGAAGCCTGTTGAAGATGTGTCAACAGATAGTTGGACTAACGGTGATAATGCAATTGATACACCATTAGCTGATGAAACCAGCACATTTACTCAAATACAGTTTTCAAGGACAGGAAGTGGCACTACTACGAGATCATATAAAGCGAAGTGGATAAGGCCAGATCATAAGGTAGATGCAATAACAATGACCATTGTGTTTGCCTGGACAATTGTACGTAGTTTAGGTGCAAGTGGATCACAATCTTGCAGCTTTGTCAATAAGACTTGGTCTTTTGATGATACGTTTGACACTACAGATAATTCATCTAAATCTACTACATCTGGAACAACCTCTGTATCAGTTACTACAGACACAAGTGCAAGTATGTTATCTGCATTTGACAGTACAAATGGTTGGAGTGATTTAACAGAAATAAGAGGTAAAATAGTTAATGCTGGAGTAGATGCAGGTACATGTACCTTTACTCCAAGAATATATGATATACGCACTTCTGTATCTACCGAAATAGATTTTACTGACAAAGATCAAGGCTATCAAGCATTAAAAAGTATTGAATATTTATATTGTGGTGGTGATGGTTTAGACAAGAGTTATAATGGCGGTAGTGGTACTGCAACATGTGGATTAGAAGCACACAGAGATTTGTTGGTTCGCTTTACTGGATATGATGATACAGATGGAAATATTTATAATTGGAATAGTAATTTAGATATTGAAGATGCAAGAATTGATGCAAGCGCATGGAATATACGATCTTGGTTTTTAGAACCAACCTCATTAAAAAAGATTTTAGAAAGAATACAGTACGAATTTAGTTTTATATTTAAGTTTCGTGCCGATGGTTCTGGTTCATACTGGTACATAAAAAATTCATATAGTTCTAGCGATGTTGCCACCACATTACAAGGTAACGATATTAGTAATATTAATATTTCTACAACACCATTTAGTGAATTAATAACTAAAATGGAGATTAGCTTTGAAAAGCATCCTGCACAAAGTTCTTACATGAGTAGCGTAACATCTGAGGATTCTACCAACTCGACGCGTTCTAATTTAAATATTGGCGCAAAAGAGAATATTAAGCAAGTTAATTTAGATTATAATGTTAACAAAGCAGGTAATGCTGATGTTGGTGGTGGTAATCCAAATGATGGTTTTGCTGATTATTATATGAATATATATGGTGATATTAAAAAAATAATAAGTTGTGATATTGTAAATCCAGCAAAAGGATATATGTTAGAAACAGGAGATATAATACAATTTTCTAATACGTCAGGTGAAATGCCAATAGAACCATTCGGAGATAACTGGGGAGATTATTATATGATTACAGATTTAAAACGCTCATTAGGAAAAGTGAGTATAACAGCACGTGAGGTAGGCTAATGGCTAATCAAAATATACGCACACCAAGATTTTATACAGACTTAATTAATTACCATAGAGCGCGTGGTAGCGCAGTTGGTAGCATCACTGCAACAAATCCTAGTAATGGTTTTGTAGGTTTACCATCTGGCAATACGGTGGATGATCTTTTAGATTTACGTCCATTAAATCAAGTTACATTTGATACAAGTGCAGATACAGACGGTCATGTTCTTTTTAATGTTGCATTTACTACTGCTGCATATAAACAAACTTACATTGCAATACTTAATCATAATTTAAATTCATGTAATGGCAGATTTAAAGTATTTGCTGGTGACGAAGCTAGTGATATAACAGCATTGGATGGTGCAAATGCAGATACTGATGATGTGAATTGGAGCAATGCAGGAGTGGTTGAAATAATTAATGCAGATACAAAAGCAGCTAGTGATGGTAATCAAACT